CCGAAGAGAAAAATACGAGGTAACACCCCCTTGACTATAAGGGTATTTGTAATTATGTTATCTTTGTAAGAAATTCGTTCACTAAATAATTGATTATGAGATTGATAGGAAAAGAAAAAGACTACTATGATGAGTTGATTTCTATGTTTATGGTTGAAGAAGAAGAGTTACGACCTAAACAAAAAGAATTAGTCAAGCATACTGCTAAATTGTACGTCAAATTAGAAGATGCAGAAGAGGCTTTGCTTAAAAACGGTTACACACACAGCTTTAAGAATGGTACTAAACAAGTATCTCCGCATTTTACTGCATACAACAAGTGGATGGATGCAATACGAAGCAACTTAGTGACAATGGAGATGTTTCCAAAGTCAAAGCCTGTAAAAGTAGAAAAAGAACTAAATGAAGAGGAGTCCAGAGAGGCTCAAGTGAAATTATTAATGAAACGAGTAAAATGATTGCAGACTACATAAAAGATGTAGAGCAAGGTAACAGAAATGCAGGGTGGAGAGAAAAATTAGCAGTACAAAGATTTCAAGAACTAAGAAAGAAGTATGACTACGATGAAACTGAAGTAGATCGTATCTTAAACATTATTCATTTATTCAAGTACGCTAAAGGAGATTGGAGAGGTAAACCATTTAACTTGCTACCACATCAAGCGTTTTTTGTCGCAGCTATCTTTGGATTAAAGTTGCCTAATAACACAAGGCTGATTAGAGAAGCTATGCTATGTATGGCAAAGAAGGGGGGAAAAAGTGAACTAACGGGAGCCGTTTCTGTACTGTGTAATTTTTTTGATGAAGAATATTCGGCAGAGAATTATATTGTCGCAAATAAAACAGAACAGGCTTTACACGCATTTAAGTCAGCTAAAGGTATAATTTCGCAGTTAGTAGAAGATTATCCATCATTTAAAGAAGATTTAAAAATCTACGACACAAAGATGGAACACAAAATTCTTCAGCCATCTACTGATAACTACATTAAGACTTTACCTTATGGTGCAAGTAGCTTGGATGGGGTTAACCCACATTTAGTTATCATAGATGAGTTTCATGAATATCCAGATACAAGTGTTCCAGATAACTTAGTGAGTGGTATGGTTTTAAGAAAACAGCCATTAATCTTATATTCTACTACTCGTGGTTTTCATCCTTATGGGCCACTTGCAGAAAAAGAAGAGTATTACGAAAATGTGTTAAAGGGTAAGTTTGAGAATGATTCTGTTTTTCCTTTAATCTTTAGTTTGGACAATTACGATGACTGGAAGAAGAAATCACATTGGATACAATTTGCTCCTGGAGTTAATGATGACTTGCCCTCTTATGAAGTTTTAGAAAAGTCGCTTAATGTTGCTCTCCAAGAAGGAGGTATGACTCTTAACAGTACAAAAGTAAAGAACTTTAATATGTGGCAGAAGAATAAGGAAAGCTACATAAATGAAGATGATTGGGATAAGAGTTATTTAGACTTTGAGTTAGACTTTTTAAAGAATAGAGATTTTTACGTTGGATTTGACTTAGGGAAGAATGATGACTTATCTGTAGTTTGCTACTACTTTCCCTCTAATGAATTTGATGAGAATCACTATGTTGTATTAGATACATTTATGCCAGAGGACTTAATTGAAAAGTTAAGCAGAGAACATAAAGTGAGTTACAGCCAATGGATCAGAGATGGTTATGTTTTAGTTACTGAAGGCAATATTACAGATACAAGTTTTATGGCAAATCGTATAGAAGAGATGGTTGGTTTTTGGGGTGGTTACAATTGTAAGGCAATAGTAGCTGATGCAGCTTTTGCTACTGAGATGATTAACAATCTAAACCATCGTGGATTTGTAGCAGAGTCATTTCCTCAAAACTACAGTAGAATGACAGAACCAGTAGTTAAGATTCAAAAGTTAGTAAGTCAAAAGATACTTAGGCACAGAGGAAATAAAGCATTGTCATGGATGTTGTCTAATGTAGATGTAAGAAGAAATCAAGGTGGACAGATGATGATGGATAAGAGTGATAGGATTACTGGTAGTGGTAAGGATCATAAAAGAGGTAGGAAGAAAATTGATGGTGCAGTTGCTTTAGCTATGTGTGTAGGTAAACATATTGAGGATACACAAAACACAGAATTTGATGCAAAAAACATTGTAGGATGGATTTAGATTTTTTCACCGACATTGCGTTTTACCGAACTTCGGTAAACCATCACTTATAATAAATACTATAATATATATAAAAAGACTTAAAAGATGAAAGTAGTATTCTTGGATGCTGGACATGGTGGTTTTAAAGACAACAAGTATGTGACTTACCCCAATAAGATGTTTAAGCATAACTTCCCATGTCATAGTAATGATGGTTATTTCTTTGAGGGTTATTTTAATAGGCAAGTAACTGACAAAGTAAGAGAGAAACTAAGTAATTACAATGTACGGATAATTGACGTACATGATAAAGAAGAAGATATTAGTTTATACGAGCGAGTATTAAAGATAAACCAAGAACTTAAAAGTTATGAGCAAGGTATTGTTATCAGCACACACAGTAATGCAAGTGTTAACCATAATGCACAAGGAATGGAAATATTTACAAGTGTTGGAGATACAGGTGCTGATGACTTAGCAGATACGTATTACCTTAATTACCGAAAAGAATTTGGACAAATGTTTCCGTTCCGCAAAGACTATAGTGATGGAGATGTAGATAAAGAAGCAAACTTCTATATTTTGAAGTACACTAATTGTCCTGCACTATTAATTGAGCATTTGTTCTTTGATAATGAGGAGGATGTTAAATTCTTACTTAGAGATATTATTATTGACTGTTTTGCGGAAGCACAGGCTCAAACTGTTATTTCTTACCTTTCTCTTCAATTAAAGCAATAATCTTCTCTATGTATCCACAAGCATCCATTAATTCTTCTTGTAAGTGGTTTAACCAGTCTAAAAGTGTTAAGTCATCTCTATCTAACGTTGTTCCATACTTTTGGATTCCAATTTCTGATCTACTTGTCAATTTATCTACTACTTTCTTAATAATTTGATCCTTAATCATGAGAAAAGAATATTTTGGTGTAGACGTAAATATACTGCAAGATTTAATGAAATTCTATACAGACGAGGGTTATTTTGAGTGGTTTTTTGTAAACTTGTATAAATTTAATAGTTACCGACAAGCTTACGAGGCAATAGAAAAAGAATACAGACGTTGGTTTGGTAAGAATAAATTTAAAACCTACAATCAGTTCCGAGTAAGAAAGAGCAGATTGTTAAATAAGTAATTATGACAAGTTCACAGAAAGTAGAAAGGTTTACTAAAAAATTAGTTGCTACTATTAGTGCAGTAACGCCTGTATTTCTTATCTTTTGCATTATTGTATTGGGTTTCTTTAATTCAGCCTTAGAGATTATTCATTATAAAAAGATAGTAGGCAATTTAGCCTGGGTTGGAGGATTTGTGTTTGGTGGATTAAGGTTTGCAGCAGGATTAGGAGGAGTAAAGATGATAATGGCTAATTCATTTGTTAGAGGTAGTATTTTTATTGCAGTAAGTATTTTGTCAACTTTTTGGATTGCAAAACATACCGAAAGTATAGCTGAAAGCATTGCATTAGTTGACCAATTTGAGAATGCTATAGTATTTGTTCAGACAACAATATGGACAGGTTTAGTGGGAGAATTGCTTTTAGCAGTATATATGTTCAACAAACCAATTAAGCTAAAGTAAAAATTGTTACAAAGTGAAACACATCGTATTTAATTTATTAACTATATTTGCAGTCAATGGGAATATTCGATAGAGTAAATAACTTATTTAAGCGTTCACAGACAAACACTTTAGGCCCTGCTCGTGATTGGCAGTTGTGGAGGTCTTTGTTCTCAAGTCAGAATAAGCACAAGATAAATGTTAATCCTAAGACCAGTCTTGAAGTACCCTCATTCTGGAGAGCAGTAGATGTTCTTTCTACACAGTTTGCAGCTATTGATTTTATACCCTACAGAATTAACCCAGACGATAAGACAATAGAAGAAGCAAGAACACACCCTTTATACAAATTACTCAAGTATAGACCATCCCCTCACTACGATACGTTTACGTTCAGAGAAACCATTATGCGTAGGCTTCTTAATGGAAGTCCTAAAACAAGTGCAGGTAACGTATTAGTAGAAATAGTTAGAAATAGTCAAGGCTCAGTTCAGGAGTTAAAGATAATTGATGAGAGGTATCAAGTAGTCATTGATGATGAGATGACTTACTACGATTTAGAGGAATCTAAAAAATTATTGAGGTATGACGAAGTTTTACATTTTAAGGCTTGGTCATTTGATGGGATAAACGGAGAAAACCCATTAGTCTATCTAAACAATACCTTTGGACGAGCAATATCTGAATTAAGACACGCTGCATCTTTTTACGGCAATGGGGCACAAGTAGATTTGATACTTGAAACAGAGATGCCCTTGAACGAACAACAGAGAAAGATAATTGAGCAGTCTTGGGAGCATAAGTATAGTGGCCCAGATAGTCAAGGTAAGACAGCATTACTATCTCATGGAGTTAAAGCAAAGCCATTAGGCAAAGGAGTAAGCGAGGCAGACATAAATAGTAGAAAACTGACTGTGGAGGACATTAGTAATATTACTGGTGTTCCTCTTCCTTTACTTGGGCAGATTGATGGACGTTACAACTTAGAGTTTTTGAACAGGCTATTCGTTCAGTATACATTAAGAGGATGGTGTAAGCGTTTTGAGGCAGAGATGAATAGTAAGTTGTTTAGTGACAGAGAGATGGGTAGGATTGAAGTTAGGTTTGATTTAAGCGGATTGATGCAGGGCGATTTACAGGCACAAGCTTCATTCTTCAGAGAGATGTACAACATTAGAGTCTTTAATCCAAATGAGATTAGACAGCAATTGGGCAAGAATCCTTATGAGGGTGGAGATAGATACGGAATGCCATTAGCATCAAACAGTACAGAAGTTCCTCAACAGCCAACACAACCAGAACCAAATACTGAAGAAGATGCCCTATAGCGACTATCCACAATCAGCAGTAAATAATGCAAAAAGAGCATTAAAGCATAAGGAAGAGAATGGTTCTTCTTGTGGAACGAGAGTTGGATGGGAGAGGGCAAATCAAATTGCAAGAAAAGAAAGACTAAGCGTAAGCACAATCAAAAGGACATATTCTTTTTTATCGAGAGCAAAAGTTTACGATCAAGGCAAATACTTTGATGAGGATGGAAATGAGATATGTGGATCAATTATGTATGATGCTTGGGGAGGTGACAGTATGAGAGCCTGGGCAAAGAGAAAAATTGATAACTTACCAGAAAGTGAAAGAAACATGAATAATAATATTAATACAACTGAATTACATGAAAGGCATATTATCGATGTCGTGGAAACGGAGGATAGTTACATTATTGAATACGCTAAACCAGATGACAGTGAAATTGAACAGGAGGATGGAGATAGCGTTGAAAATGTGGATGGCGAAGAAATAGAAAACGGCTACAAGAAACCCAAAGAAATGCGTACAGAAAAAGACGCAAACATTCAAAGAAATCAAGTTTCTTACAAAAACAGAAGAGTAAGTGGTTATGGCATTGTTTTTAATAGTGATTCTTTACCTCTTGTTGTACACGACAGAAGTGTTGGATTCGTAAAAGTGTATGAGAGAATTACAAGAGAGTCATTAGCGGAAGCAGATATGGGAGATGTGATTGCAGCATTTAACCACAACTTTGAAAAGTTAATGGGAAGAACGACAAGTAATACTTTGCAATTAAGTATTGATGACAAGGGAGTCTTTTATTCGTTTGAAGCACCCAACACTCAAGCAGGTAATGATTTGCTTACTCACTTAGAAAGAAAAGAAATTACAGGAAGTAGTTTTACATTTACAATTGATGCAGAGGAAGGTTATGACATTGTAGAGAGAAAGGATGGATCACTTGAGGCTACTCCAAGAAGAATAACTAAAATTTACGAAATGGGGCCAGTTATAAACCCTGCATATCCAATGACTACTGCTGAGAATAGAAGTAAAGGTTTATTTGATGCTGTACAAAGTCATTTGAGCAGAAAAGATGTAGAAATTAATGACGTTGAAAAGCGTAAGGAAGAAAATCTAATAGCTGCAAAGCAGAAAGCAGAATTAGAATTATTTTTAATTGAAAATATGTAACATGAAAAAAAGTGTAGAACTGCGAGAATTGAAATCGCAAAAGGTAGAAGAGTTGCGTTCCCTTATAAATAGTGATAATTTTAACACAGAAGAGGGAAAGACAAACTCTGAAAATTTGAAAAGAGAGATTGAAGATTTGAATGGTCAAATCTCTAATGTTGAGTTCTTAGAATCTCAAGAAAAAGTAGAAGTAGTGAAAAACTCTGACAAGAGAAGAAACGTAGTTAAGCCTACTGAAGAGCAGAAGTTTACTGAATCTTTCTCTATTTTACGAGCATTGAATACTGCTATTACTGGTAAGCCATTACAGGGTGCAGAAGCAGAAGCTTATGAGGAAGCACAAAGAGAAGCAAGAAGTTTTGGTAAGGATTTGAGTGGTAATGTTGGAGTACCAGGATTCGTAATGAACAGAACTGCTACTTCTCCATCTCAAAACGTAACTGCTGTAGGTGATGGTGGATATGGTGTGTTTACTGATTTTGCAGGACACTTTGCTCCGTTAAGACCAAGACCAGTTGTTGAAGCAGCAGGTGCTACTGTAATTAGAGGTGCTACTTCCAACTTGAGGTTCACTAAAAACTCTACTGTATCTACTTCTTGGGAAGGTGGTGAGAATGATGAAAACGCAGAAGCAACTACTACATTCTCTGTTCTTGATTTATCTCCAAACAGATTAGGAGCATTTACTGACATCTCTAAGCAATTGATGTTACAGTCAACTCCAGATGTTGAGGCGATTGTTATGGAAGAAATCAGAAGAGCAATTGAAAATGCTGTTGATACTGCTGCGATTAATGGAGCAGGAACAGGTGGAGAACCTACTGGTATTTTGAATGAAAGCGGAATTGGAGTAGTAAGTTTAGGTGCTGATGGTGGAGCAATCAATTGGAAGGCTGTAGTAGATTTAGAAAAAGAAGTTGCAATTGATAATGCTGACTTTGGTAGAATGGCTTACATCACTAACCCACAGGTTAGAGGATTCTTAAAGACTACTGAAAAGGCTTCTTCTACTGCACAGTTTATCTATACAGATACTGCTGCTGCTGCAGGTGAAATGCCTCGTGGTTTAGTTAATGGTTACAATGCAATGATTTCAACCAATGTTCCATCTAACTTGACAAAGGGTAATGGTACTGATTTATCTGCAATGATATTTGGTGCGTTTAATGCTCTTTATATGGTTAACTTTGGTGGATTGGACATCGTAGTTGATCCATACACATTGTCTAAGAATGCAGTTGTTACTATGGTAGTTAACAGTTGGTGGGATATGGGATTGAGATGGCCATCACACTTTGCTGCTATTAAGGATATTGACACAACATCTGCAATTTAATTTTAAAAAAATAGTATTATGAAAAATATGAATAAAGCAGTTTTGTTGGGAGCAGGAGTTTTTATTGCAATATCTGTGATGTTTACTGCTGCCACTACTGCAAGTTTTGATGCAGGTTATGACATCTATAGACAATCAGCCTCTGACACAATTACTGATACTGAAGCTGATACTATTGTAATTAACAATAACTTGTTTTCTTTTTGGAAGTACAATCATACTGTAAAAGGTGTTGAAGAAAGTGGTACTATTGACTTGACTTTAACAGTTCAAGAATCAAATACTACAAGTGGTGATGAGTGGTACACAGTAAAGACTGATTCAGTTGATGCTGATGGTGAGATTACTTCTGTTACTGGTGATGTATATGGAGTTAGACAAAGATTGATTATTACAGGAACTGGAACACAATCTGCTGTTTATACTCACAGATTAACTTTGAAAAAAGAATATTAATATGACTAAAGTAAGGTTTTTAAAGAGTCCTACAGGCACACACAAGTTAGCATATAACATTGGAGAGATTGGCTTTGTAGATACTGATGTTGCTAAAGACTTAGTTAATAAGGGAATAGCAGTAGTTGTTGAAAGCAAGTCAAACTCTGTTGGATTGTCCGATGATGCGAAAGAAACTGATCAGACTCAAAAGAAATCTACTCGTAGTCGTAAAACGTATAAGTAATGGCATTTCATAAAGTAATAAGTGGGCCGTCAGTTGAACCAATTACATTAAGTGAAGCTAAGAACTATCTAAAAGTAGAAAGTAGCTATACTGATGATGACTCACTTATTACTGCCATTATTACTTCTGTAAGGCAATACATAGAAACTTACTTGTCCACTAAATTAATTACGCAAACGGTAGAAGAGAAGTTTGATTATATTGATGTGAAAGACTATCAAATGCGACAAAACTTTAATTTAGGAGTACATCCTGTTCAAAGTGTAACAAGCTTTGTTTACTTGGATAGCGATGGGGTTAGTCAAACGTGGAGTAGTGATGAATATGTAGTAGATACTCATAGACCAGTAGCAAGGATTGGAATTAAAAGTGGTTATACATGGCCATCTATTCAAGATGAGATTAATGCTATTACAATTACTTATGTAGCAGGTTATGGTGATGCAGGTAGTGATGTGCCAGGGCAGATATTACAAGCTATGAGGTATTTAATTGCAGCTTATTATGAGAATAGAACTGATCACTTGGCTACATTACCTACAGCGAGTAGAGTTATATTAGACAATCTAAAGTATGGCATGGGAATTGGTTACTTATGAGATACTTAAAGAACGAAAAGATTGGAAATTTGAACCGTAAGGTTAGAATTGAAGAAAGAACAATAACAAGAAATTCTTATGGGGAAACTGATTACAGTTATACTGAATTTACTACCTTATATGCTGAAGCTGATTTCCGTATTACGAGAACGGATGAAAAGGTACAGGAACAACAGTTAGTAGCTACTACGTCTGTTTTTTATAGAATAAGGAGAAGAAGTGGATTAAGCACAGATATGAGATTGGTTGATTTGACTATGGCTACTTCTCAGAATATATTTAACATAAGAGCGATAAGGGAAGAGAGCAAGGATTACATGATACTTGAATGCGTTAATTATGAGTATTAAAGTAGTAGGTTTAAAAGATTTAAGTCAGAGGCTAAGTAAGTTAAGTAAGTTTATGACTAAGACTGAAAAGCGTAGGCTTACGTTCTATGCAGCTAAACCTATTGTTAGTGCAGGTAGAAAGATTTCCCCAGTTCGTAGTCATCCAGATAAATGGGGTCATCCTTATGAAAACCCTCGTTATAGTGCAGGACAAGTTGTAGCAAGATATGTGCCTGGAAACTTAAAGAAATCATTTAGACGTATTCCACAGAAATTTTTAAAGAGAACAGCTGCATCATTTGTTGGGCCATTTAAGGGTAGACAGCCATTACAAGTTTATGGACGTACAGTACCAAAGAGTGATGGTTATTATGCTCCAATGGCATTTGGTAAGAATAGTACGGCTGATGATTACATGAAAAAAGTAATTGATCCTGCTGTAAGGTTGGGTGGTTCTGCTGCGTTAAAGACTATGGAGAAGGGTGCAATTAACATTTTTAGTAAGGCTAAAACTAAATTAAACTTTAGGTAATGGAGATAGGGAAAGTAGTTTATAGTTTATTGAATGGTTCTTCTGCTCTTACAAATATAATGGGCAGCAATAAAGTGTATCCATCATTTGCTCCAGACAAGACTGATTTTCCTTTTATTGTTTATAAGACAAGAAGTGCTGATCCTGTAGTTACAAAGGATGGTATTGCGGATAATGTAACTTTTGTTTGCTATATTAATATATACAGTAAAAAGTATGATACATTAAGAGATATAAGTACAGAAGTAAAGAATACAATTAACAATTATAGTGGCACAGTAGAGGGTGTGACTGTAAAAAGAATTGGTTATTTGGATGAGGAAGAGTTTTATGATTTTGACATTGATGTCCATTTTTTAGAACTTTCCTATAGAATTAGATTACAAAATTAAAATTTTAAAATTATGCCAAGTACAGGTTATATTGATGGGTCGTTACTTAGATTGACTTTATCAGATACGAGTGGAAGTGAGATTGAGATATTTCACGCAACAGAATCAAGTATATCATTCTCTTTAGATGTAACTGACATTACTACAAAGGATAGTGGTAGTGGTGGATGGAGAGATATATTTCCCAAGACAAAGTCTGCTACAATTTCTTTTAGTGGTTTAGTTAGATATGATGAAACTGCTTCTGAAGATAATATGAGTGGATTATTGGGTTACTTTAATGGTAGAACAAATATTTATTGGGTAATGGCTACTTCTACAAGTGGTGACGTTCAGTTAAGTGGACAAGGTTACATTACTGCTTTAAATCAAACTGCTACTGCTGATACTGAAGTTTCTTTTGATGGAACTATTGAAGTTAGTGGAGCAGTAACCATCGGAACAGTATCCTAAACATTAAAATAAAGACAGATGTACAAAGAACTAAAAATACCAGGAAGAACTCTCTACGTTGCATTCAATTTACGAGTTGTTTTACAATTTCAAAAAGAATACGGCAAAGAGGGTTCTTCTAATAATGATTTAGAGAAGTTAATTGCAGAAGTAGGATTAGAGGGGCAGATGAAGTTGTTTTACATGGCTTTAAAAGAGGGTCATAGAAAAGCAAAGAAAGATTTTGATATGGAGTTTGATCCAGACTTTTTTGATTTCTTGGATGATAACCCAGAGGCTATTGAAGAGATTGCTTCTGCTTTTAATGATAGCATCCCACAAGTGGAAAGTACAGGAGAAAAAAAAAGACAGAGGAGTACGAAAAAGAGCCAATAACAGAGGATTGGTTACAACGTAAATTACTTGGAGAGTTAGGTTGGAGTATTAATGATTTTTACGATGCTGATTTTAGGATGGCAACAAATGCTATTATAGGAATGAGTAATCGTAACTTTGAAATGATAAAGCACAATTACGAGATTGCTCGATATAATGCTGCTTTAAACATTAATGTTCATTTAGGTAAAGGAAAAGGAATAAAGAATCCTAAAGAGTTAGGAGAGTTTAGTTGGGAGAAACCTTTAAGAAAAAAGAGAAAATTAAATAAGGAGGAGATAGATGCAATTATGGGCAAATTAGACAGTCCAAATGTTGTAAAAAAAGAAAAGTTAGATGGCAAGCAAATTCAAAGATTTATTAATACGACTGGGTCTTGATGACAAACAGTTTCAGTCACAGTTTACTAAAATTGAGCGACAATTAACTCGATTTAGTAATAACGCACAAAGAGTAGGTAAATCTTTAACCACTAACGTTACACTTCCCCTTACATTAGCCGCAGGAGCAGCAGTCAAGACATTTGCAGACTTTGATAGATTAGAGAAGGGTCTTGACGTATTTGCTGACACATCTACAAGCGGAGCAGAAGAATTAAATAGATTATTAGATGTAGTTAGAGATGCGAGAACTACTCTTGACTTAAAGTCTGCTGCAAGTGCATCACTTCAATTACAAGCAGTTGGCATTAGTGCTGATAGGGCAAGAGAAACTATTAAGCAGTTAGGTATTGCAGCTACTGTTAGTGGATCTCAAGCGGAGGACATTGGTGAAATCACAAGACAGTTTGCTCAAGCATTAAGTGTTGGTAGGGTTTTAGAGCAAGACTTAAGGATTATTAAATCAAGAATACCTGCTATTGGTAAAGTCTTACAGGATGAGTTTGGAACGGTTACTGCTGAAGGATTAAGAGCAGCTAACATTAGTGCAGACGAATTTGTAGATAGGCTTACTAATGCTATCGCAACTAACCAACAATTCCAGAACGTACAGATTTCATTAGCAAAAGCTATAGAAACGTTTGGCGTTAATATGCAGATTGCTATAAGTAGGATTGGAGAATTAATCAGTGAAACATTAGACTTGCCTGCTCTACTTGATAGCATAACTACACAAATTGATAGGTTTACTGTTTTTTTAGATAGTTTAAGTGAATCTCATAGAAAAGCAATAGTACAAGTTGGATTGTTTTTAGCAGCTATAGGCCCAGTTATCTTTGTTGTTGGTGGTGTAGCTAAAGCATTATTAAGTTTAACGAGTGCTATTGGTGCTGTTGTGTTAGGTTTAGTAAATTTTGCAGGTTTTAATTCAAAGGCTATTCAATCATTAAGGTTACTGGGTAGTACAAGTATTGCGACAAGTAGAGGTGTATTTTTATTAGGAGCAGCTATACGAACTACTATATTGCCTATTGCAATTATATCAGCAGCAGTAATTGGTTTAAAGTTAGCATACGATAAATTTACTGAAAGTGTAGCTAAAGCAAACAGAGGGCAAGATGCTGTACGAAAAGCACAAGAAGATAGTAAGAATGCAGTAAAACAAAATAGAGAAGAATTAGATAAGTATATATCAGTATTAGAAGATGAAAATTCAAGTAATTCTGATAAAACAAAGGCTTTAGAAACTCTTAACGGTTTAACTGATAATGCTTTTGTAGGAGTAAATATATTAGGAAAAGAAACCGAAGGATTAACAAAGGCACAGAATGATTACTTTGATTCTTTAAGTAAAACAGTACAACTTGAAAATTTAAGAAAAGTACAAAAAGAATTACAGGAGGAAATTGAACAAACTAAAAATTCTATAGATAACTCTCTTAATACAAATGAAAGTTATGCTAAAGGATTACAGTTTGGTGCTTATGCAGGATCTCAGCTTACATCTAATTTACAAAGTTTAGGCAAGACTACTGATACAGACTTAAAGTTATTAGAAAAGAATTTAGATGCCATTAATAGTAGG